ATAGCATTTGTAATACTATTATGTATTGATCGCCAAACATTAATTGCAATATTTAAATCATTCATTGTTTTACTAATTTCACCTTTACTATAAAGTCTTGTTTTATCATCTCTAACACGAAGAGGGTTCCATCTATGATTTATAGAAATTTTATTATTTACATCATAACTAAATTCTATAATTGAATTATTTTCAATTAATTGATTGTCATGTGTTAATATAGTTCCTTTACTATTAATTTTAACTAAAGCAATTTCTATACCTGTTTCATAGTAAATAGTAGGTTTGAATAATGTCGGGATATAAGATACTAAATTATTTCTTTGTTCTTTAGCATATTTATGATCATATCTTAATCGTAAACCTTTCGTTGGACCAATATCTTCCCATTGTGATGAATTATAACCCACAAATAATTTTAATTCTCTATATTTCTCACCATTTTCTTTTACAATTTTACCATATCTAACTAAAAAGTCAATAGTATTTTGTTCAGGTGGTTTCCATTTAAATAATCTATCCCATCGAACATTATCAGTAATTTGAACAGGTTTATTAGCATAATATGAATATAATGGTAATTTAGCTGGAGTAAAAATCAAACCATCAATTTCATAGGGATAAGATTTATGATTTATTAAAATATCTTTACATTTTTCATATATAGAAGAATCTTTATCATTATATAAAAATTTTTTAACAGTAAATTCAACATTAGTTTTAGAGTTTTCAATATATGATTTCGAAAAATTTAAATGTGTTAATCTTGATAGATCACCAAGTAAAGGTAAATTTGTAATATTTTTTCCTTTAATATAATACATATCAAATGCCGCAAATAAATGTTTTGACGAATTATCCTTTCTTTTATCACAAGTAACATATTCACCATCAATTAAACTATTATATAAATTTGATAAAGATTTCAAACCAGTATTAATAACATTATATGTATTATTAATCATATATATATCACCAATATCATCAATATACATTAATAATCTTTCTCCATCTGCTTTCTCTGTAACAGTATAACCCTCTAATATACTTACTGAACCATATTCTTTTGGGTCAATTAAATTAACTTTTTCTAATGTAATAGGTTTGGGTGTTAATAATGGTATAGATCCTTTTTTATTATATGACATAATTTTAACATCATCTTTAATCAAATCATTATATTTTTTCAAAACATTATTTTGCGTTTCTTTTGTTATAATTTTAGGATATTGAGTAATATAATGTAATAAATTAAGTAAAGATTGAATAATATATTCTTTACTATCATTAGTAATTGTTATTTCGAATTTATAATCCTGTTTTTTTTTAAAAATATTAGACTCTTTTAAGTTTGTAAAATATTCATTTTCACTTCTTTCAAGTATAGCGGAATATTCAATATTATTTTTTTTATCTAAATATGAAAATTTTTTAGTTATTTTAAATTTTTTTTTATTAATTTTCCAATTTTCAGGTTCTTTTTCAATATTACTTTCTTTAATTATATCAAAATAAATATGATAATCAAATAAATCTTTTTCTAAATTATTATATAATGAATTTTTACTAATCCATTTATAATTATTAATATTACTATAAACATCGCTATTACAATATTTTAATATATTTGATATATCTGTAATAACTAATATATTACCATTTTCATCTTCAACTTCTAATATTTCATTATTAATAATTTCTTCAAAATCGGTATTAGAAATCGAGTTTACAAAATTATTAAATTCGTATTCAGTCCAATTTAAATCGTTATTATTAACAGATATTTTAAAACTATCTTCTTTGAGTTCTAAAATACTATTAATAATTCTTATTAATTCGGAATCATTTTTAAATTCCATATTTCTAGTTTTCTCTATTTTATATATATATATATAATTCCATATATAAAAAATCAATTTTTAATTTTATTCATACTCGACAATTTCTACAATTTTATCAGTACGAAACCAATTTAGAAAATTAAAATGAAATATTTCTTTAAATATTTCAGTATTATAATTATAAATAGGTTTTATAAATAATCTATTATGATATACAATAAAATATACAATATACATTTGAAAATTTATTACAATATTCTTTATATTCCAATCATTAATATTATAATTTAATAAATTTATTAAATTATAATCAATATTATTTGTTTTTAATAAATTAAAATAGAATGTATCTTGTTTGAAATTATTCATATATTTTAATATAAATAATATAATTTTCATTTTTTTAAAAATACTTAAGGAAAAAAATAGTCATATATAAAGAAAAAAATGACGAGTAAAATTGGTATTATAAATAATTGCGATTATACAAATACCGTTAAAAAACTAAGAGAATTTTTTGATTCGAAAGGTTTTGAAGAAGTTCATACCCAAAGTAGATTAAGTATTCTCGCGGCATGCGAAGATCCTCGTACAATTTCAACATATAGTTATGCCGGTCAAGTTTGGCCTTTACCACAAACTGGTCAAATGTGGTTAGAATATGAACTATTATCCAATCCAGAAGCTAAAGGTTTTTATTGCGTAAGTACAAGTTATAGAAATGAACCAAATCCAGTTCCTGGAAGACATGACAAAATCTTTCCTATGTTCGAATTTGAAATGAAAGGTGATATGGAAGCAATGAAAAAAATGGAAGTAGAACTTCTAAATCATCTTGGTTTCGGTAAATTTTATGAAAACAAAGAATATCCAGAAGGAGATTATATGGATGTTGCTCATAAATATGGTGTTAGAGAATTAGAACACGAACACGAAACACAACTCTATAAAGATAATGGACCTGTATTTTTCTTAAAACATTTCCCAAATTATAGCTCACCCTTTTGGAATATGAAACAGGCAGATGACGACAATGACTACGGCGGATATGCAAAAAAAATCGATGTTATTATTAATGGTATTGAAACAATTGGTAGTGCACAAAGATCAACAGATAGAGAAGAAATGAGAAGACAATTTCACGAAATTAGTGATGGAAGTTATGCGAATATTTTATACAGTAATTTTACAAAAGAAAGAGTTGATAAAGAATTAGAAGAATTTTTAGAATTTGATTTTTTTGAAAGATCAGGTGGTGGTATTGGTTTAACTAGACTAATTAGAGTAATGAAAGAAGCTAAATTACTCTAATAATAATATATTATAAAGAGATGTCGTAAATATCTTTTCTAACATTTTATGTCTTTCTTTAAGATTTTTTTTTGCAAAACACAAATTAATTAATAATTTTGTATTTTTTTTATGATTATTTCTATATAATGTTGAAATTGGTTTTGGTACTGTAAAATCTATAAAATTATATTCAAATAATTTATTAATAATTAAATTATTTTCTAAATATTTAATTTTTTGTATTGTTGAATAATAATTTTTTATATCATCTAATAATACTTTTGGTTTTTCATATAATATTAAAGAATATATATAATCTACTATATCGTCAGGAAGATATTTAGGTATTATCATAATATATAATACATATTATAAATCATTTGGATAACCAAAACCACTTGGTCCTATTACTCCCTGACTCCCTGTTTCGCCCTTATTACCACTTGGTACAGGTATTGTCAATTCTACTAAGTCATCCTCTATTATTTCATCAAGTGATGGATAATTATTCTCTGGATATTTTGCTAATATATTACCTTCTTGATCTATAAATTTTAGTAATGGCATTTTACATTTACATTCGCCCCCTTGAGGTCCAATTGGTCCTCTATCACCACGAGGACCTCTTGGACCAGAAATATATTTTATTTGTTCATTTAATGTTTTATCATCAGATGCAATTATGGCATCTTCATTATCGATTAAATCAGCTTTTTTTTGTACTTCTGGTATTGCTAATGTATCTGATAATTCTGTAAATTTTTCCTCTTCTGTATATTTATTAATAATAATAATTAATATTACAGATATTATCATCATAAATAATATAAATAATATTATTTTAATATTTTTAATCATTCTTATTAATTATTATTATTTTTTTTCAAATGTAAAAAAACCAAAAGGACTATTTATTATATATTTAGGATAATCATGTAAATTAATATAATAAATATTTGAATTTTTTATTATTTCATCAATATGTAAATAATTATTGATATAATAATAAACATGTCTTGTATTATTTTTGAATTCAATTATTAAAAATTTATTTTTATTATCATAAATAGTTTCAATATAATTATTATATAACATTATATTATCAAATGAAATATTTGTAACAATTTTTGGATTTTTCAATGTTATTTTTTTTTCCAATGATTCTAAATAAGTTGATGTTTGTAAAACACGTGAATTATTTTTATTTAAATAAATATTATTGTATTTATTTTCAAATAAAATAGTTTTTTTTGATCTAAATTTATTATTAAATTTCAAATAATTAAAACTAAATACATCATAAATGTTAATCAATAATAGTAAATATATAAATATCATAATATTAATAAATATATATTATTATTATTTTATATATTATTACATATGTTTAATAATGTATAAAATATAAAATATATTAAATACATTGATATATATTAATAAAATATCGCTTAAAACTTTGAAAAATAATAAGAATTTTTCTTGAATAATTTCAAATTTGTTATCCAAGTTATCTTTATATTCTAAATTATTAGTTAAATTAAATAAATTTATCCTTGTTACTTTATTATGATTAACTTTAATTAATTTATATTCTTTAATAATCGGTATCATTACAAAACCATATATGTTATAATTTATAAATAACATAAATAAAATTAGTACTAAGTTTGTTCTAAACATAATATTAAAAAAATAAATAATAAAATTATCATTTTTTAATTAGAATACGCTAAACCACCCATTCCAGATAATATTCTAAGAACATTATAATTAACTGCAAATATATTTATTAGACCAGTTTTTTCTGTTGCAATTTGTAAATGAGCACTATCAATTCTAGACATATTTAAAGTTCCGGATGGTTGATGTTCTTCTGGTTTTAATGCAAAAGAATATAAATTAATACCTTTTTTATATTCACCTGGAGTATTCTCATGATGTTGATATGGTTGTACAACAGAAAAATATTCACCTTCTCTTTCACCGAATCTTTCATTTCCATTTAATTGTAATTTCACTGCTTTTACAGGATTCTCACAATTATAATCAGTTGGTTCATTCGCCGTCACAATAGAATCATAATGATTATATTCATTATATTGATTATTAGAATAATTATTCCAATATGGTTTACTTGGGTGCGCATCTATTCTATACACTGTTTCTGAAGTTACATTTCCCGAAGGAACAGAATCAGGTTTTACGACCCATACAATTTCTTTACAAGGATGATTGAAATTTAATTTAACACTTTTTAAAGATGTTTGCCCCCCTTGTGTAACACCAGATGTTATTCTTTCAGAACCTGTAAATTGTAATTGTTCAATTAAATATTCATGAGATAATTGTGCAAATCTTCTTCTTTCATCTGTGTCTAAGAAAATATAATCAACCCATAATTCAGAATCTTCTAATTCAATTGTTCTAGACGAATTAGATGAATGTGAATTATCTTGTGACACTCGTGTATCATTATCATAAGACCAATTTCCAGGAGTTGCATCAACCATATCACTCAATTGAGCATATTCAATATTAATTTTAACTTCATGATATTGTAATGCAATTAATGGTAAAGCCAACCCTACATTTCTGCAAAACCAAAACTCTAAAGGAACATATAGAGTATATGATTCTCCACTAGGTAGTAATATTGAACTATTTCGTTTATTGCCACCAACCATTTTATCATAACCATCTTTTTTGCCAACAGGCATACTTAATTCATTCCATATATACATCCATTCAGAATAATGTTTATCTATGCGCTGACCACCAATTTCTAATTCAATATTTTTTAATAATCTTAAACCAAAATATGGCACTAAAGCACACGCATTATTTTGATGGTTATTTGTTATTTTACCTTTATAATATATTCTATTTATTAAATCCCCATTTCTAGTAACCAAAACACTTACTCTAGAACCAATACTAGAAGTTCCATTAAAAGTTTGTTCAATAGATTCTATAGCAAAATTAGTATGACGTCTATATACAACTTTGAAAAATGTAATTTGAGGATTACCAGTTAGATAAACATCTTGAGCACCATATGCTACTAATTGTAATAGACCGCCAGCCATATAATATCTTTATACTATAATAGGAGAAAAAAAATAGTCTTATATGAATTTCAATAATTTAATTACTATATGCAATACCACCCATACCGGATAATATTCTTAATACATTATAATTTATTGCATATATTGCAAAAACACTATTGTTATTATATTTTGCTGAATCATAATCGAGAGAAATGAAAGATGTATCAATACGAGACATGTTTAATGTTCCAGATGGTTGATGTTCTTCCGGTTTTAATGCAAAAGAATATACATTTATACCTGTATTATTTGGTATATTTTCATGATGTTGGAATGGTTGTATCATATTGAAATACATTCCATCTCTTTGTGTAAATCTATCATTGCCATTTAATAATAATTTTGCACCATTAACAGGATTTGCTGTTTTACTATTTGGTCCTAATAAATTTTTAATATCATCATAATCATATAGGTCTAATACATTTACTACAGTTTCATTATTTGTATAATTAAACCAATTTTCGTTAGGTCTTTCAGTTTTATTACTTGTTATAGTCCATATTAATTCTTTAACTGGATGATTGAAATTTAGTCTTACTTTATTACTTAATGATTCAAACCCTGTAAATTGTAATTGTTCTATTAAATATTCATGTGATGTTTGTGCAAATTTTCTTCTTTCATCTGTATCTAAATATACATAATCTACCCACAAATGAGCAGATAAATCCATAGTACTTGGTAATTTATCACCAAAACCATTTGTACATTTTTTAGCATCTTCAAATTGAATATTAATTTTAACTTCATGATATTGTAAAGCAATTAAAGGTAAAGCTAAACCAACATTTCTACAAAACCAAAATTCTAAAGGTACATATAATGTATCTAATTCATTTGCATTTGCATCTGATAATGAAGCGAAAGTCAAACCGGAGTCTATTGTTACAGAAGCAATTGGATTATCACTACTATCTTCTATTTTGTCTTTACCAGTTATCAAATTCTCTTCAAAAACACTAAGGTCTAATGTAAATGTATCTCCAGATGTATATCCAGCACCATTTTCTTCAATTGTTGTAGTAAGAGCGCCGGCGCCTCCATCTCCAACAACAACTTTTAATTGTAGTCCAAAGCCACTACCCCCAAGTACTAATGGATAATAAGTGCCAGGTGTTACTGATTTAAAATTAGTTTCACTAAGAACAGGTGAACCTGTTAATGTTTTACTACCTTTGCTTCCTGAACCACCAACCATTTTGAAATAACCTTCTTTTTTTGATACTGGCAATGATAATTCATTCCAGATATACATCCAATCCGAATAATGTTTGTCCATTTTTTGACCACCAATTTCAACTTCAGCATGCTTTACGACCCGTAAACCAAAATAGGGGCATAAATTATTTGCAGACGATTTTATAACTAAATAAGCTCTCGATATTAAATCACCATTTCTAGCAATAGTACTAGTTACTCTACTGCCATATCCAACAGTACCATTAAAAGTTTGTTGTATAGATTCTAGAGCGAAGTTTGTATGTCTTCTATAAACAACTTTAAAGAATGTTATTTGTGGATTACCAGTTAGATAAACATCTTGAGCACCATAAGCAACTAATTGTAATAAACCGCCGCCCATATATTATATGTATCTTATACTATAATAATAGAAAAAAAAACAGAAAAAATATCTAGTTGGAGTAAGCAATGCCACCCATACCAGATAATATTCTTAATACGTTGTAATTTACAGCGAATATAGATACTTGTTTATCAGCGGTAGTGGAACCATGATATTGTAAGTCTAATACAGCAGTATCTATGCGAGACATATTCAAACTTCCAGATGGTTGATGTTCTTCAGGTTTTAATGCAAAAGAATATACATTAATACCTGCATTATTTGGTACATTTTCGTGATGTTGGTAAGGTTGAACTAAATTGAAATATCTACCGTCTCTAGAATAGAATCGGTCATTGCCATTTAATATTAATTTACCTTGAGTTACACCATTCTCAGCGATACCCGATGGACCTAACAAAGCAGCAGCAGTACTATAAGTTTTAGCGTTAGTAGCGGTCACTACATCAGGTGTGGCAGTATAGTTAAACCAATTGTTGTTAGCAGTGAGCGCTGTGCTAGATGGTTTATGTACAACCCATACTAATTCTTTAACAGGATGATTGAAATTTAATTTGATTTTGTTAGAAGCGGATTCACGACCAGTGAATTGTAATTGTTCAATTAAATATTCATGAGAAGATTGAGCGAATTTTCTTCTTT